GTATATACTCTCGCTAAGGAGAAGGAAACGCAAGCTAAAACTGCCGAGATTTTGGCGGGAATAGATGGCAAGGAAATTGAGAATGCGCAACGAGTTCAAGAATTACTGACTGGTTTGCAGTCTCAAGAACAGGCAACCGTCCAGCCTGTTGCAATGGACGAGATAGGGGTGTGATATGACTAGAATTATAGAAGAAATAGAGGTGGTTCCTGACGAAGCGGCAGCGGATACGGAAGATAATGTAGATGTTGGGCAAGGCAATGAAGATGTTGGAGTTATAGAGGGCGCTGCTGCTAGTGATAGTGAAGCTGGCGAGCCAGTAGCACTTGAAGTTGAGATTGAAGAAGTTGTTATTGAGGGGGCGGAAGATAATGCCCACGATAGTGTTGCAATAAAATCCATTAGAGATGCTCTTAAGAAGGCGCAGAAGCGAGTTAAGGAGTTGGAAAAACAAGTGCCTGCTCAACAAAACCCGCAAGCCTTGCGCCCTAAACCAAATATTGACGATGAGGGTATAGATTATGACCCTACACTATTCACTCAAGCCCTAGATAATTGGTACGAAGAAAAAAGCATGGTTGATTTTCAAGAGCGCGAAAAACAAAGAGCCGCTGACTCGCAAAACCAATCATTCCAGAATAAAGTAGCGGAATTTGAGCAGTCAAAAGCGCAGTTCAAACAGCCAGACTTCGCTGAGATGATTGACCTTGCAACTGGAACATTAACCGAAACACAATCTGCAATTATTATTGATATAGCAAAAAGCCCTGCGCTTGTAAAGTATGCGCTAGGGAAAAACCCCAGCAAACTAGCGGAGCTGTCTAAAATTGACAATCTTGTTCATTTTACTGCCGCAGTAACACGCTTAGAGGAGCAAATTAAGATGGCTAAAAAACCTGTAACTACACCAGAAAAGAAAATCACTAGCAGCACCCCAATGGCTTCAAATACCTTGGAACGCCTGCGAGCAGAGGCAGAAAGAACAGGTGATTATACAAAGGTTGTTTCTTGGAAAAGGCAGAACAATAAATAATCCTTGAATTTCTTGTTAAATTAGCTATAATATCCTTATTAAGTTGCCAGCTTACTGTAAATAGCTGAGTTTGTCATAGGGTAACCGTTCCCTTCAAAAACGAGCAATCAATCATAACATATAATTTTAATAAGGATATTAAAATGGCTAATTCTTTCTCAAAGGAAGAAAGAGTGATGTTTGAAGATGTGCTTGAAGGCTTCAACGATGCTCTTGTTCTTTCTAAAAATGTTTCTAAATTTTCTCCAGACGGTGCTACAATGGCACGCACTGGCGATACTATTTGGAGACCACAACCTTATATCGCACAGTCCTTTAGTGGCACCGATATGACTTCTAACTTCAAGGACTACACACAACTTTCTGTGCCTGTAACTCTTGGGTTCTCTAAATCAGTTCCTTTTGTATTAACTGCTCTTGAGTTGCGAGATGGTCTTCAGGAAGGTCGCATTGCTGCATCAGCTAAACAAAAATTAGCTTCTGATATTAATGTTGCGCTTCTAACTGTTGCCGCTAATCAAGGCTCGCTTGTAATTAAGCGCACTGCCGCTGCTTCTGGGTTTAATGATATAGCGCAATGTGATACAATTATGAATGAGCAGGGAATTCCTAGTTATGACCGTTGTATCGCCTTGACTAGCCGTGATTATAACAATATGGCAGATGACCTTGCTAAGGCTTCTCGTAGCTTTGGGAATAACAAATCTGATCAGGCTTACGAAAAAGGCTTGATTGGAAATGATGTCGCAGGGTTCAGGGCTTACAAACTAGATTATGGTCTTAACTTAACGGCTGCTGCTGGTGTTGGTGTGACCGTGAACGGCGCAAACCAATACTACACTCCAAAAGCAACGGTAAGTGGTTCGGATTTATCAAATGTTGATAACCGTTATCAAAACCTAGCTATTACGGTAACATCTGGAACTGTGAAAGTAGGAGATTGCTTTGCTCTCGCTTCTGTGAATGCTGTTCATCATATTACCAAAGGCGACACAGGTCAGGCTAAAACATTCCGTATTACTGCTATAGTTTCTGGTGGTGGCGGCACTGGCACCGTTACAATCACCCCCCCGATTATATCTGGTGGTGGCTCTACGGATGTTGAGCTGCAGTATAAGAATGTGACTGCAACACCTGCAAACGGTGCTGTTGTTACTTTCTTGAATACTGTAACATCTGCAATGAATGTTTTCTGGCAAAAAGATGCGCTAGAGATTATCACTGGATCATATATGATAGACCCTAATGCTGGTGCGCTCGTGATGCGTGGCAAGACTGACCAAGGGCTTGAGGTTGTGATGCAGAAGCAATATGACATTAACACAATGAAACATAAAATTCGTTTTGATACATTGTTTGGGGTTGCTAATAAAAACCCCGAAATGTCTGGTATTGAGTTATTCTCGCAAACTTGATGATTACCTGCTAAGGATAGGGCTGCAGTTAAGCAGCCCTATTTGAGTGAAGTTATACTGCAAAAGAAAGAGAGGGAATATGAGTAACGAAACTATGTTGTATATAGAAGGTGGTGATATAAGGGTGGGCGATAAAACCTTTCGTACCATTATTGTTGATGCCGATAATTCTGAAGATTTTGATGCTGCGAAGGCGGCAGGGTATAAAGAGTCCTCGGAAGCCTTTGCCTTTTTATTAGAAGAGAAAGAAATTGCTATTGAAGAAGTGCAATCTATTAAGAAAAAAGGTAAATAATGTCGTGGACAAAACGCCAGTTTGTTGAACAGGCTCTTGAGGAAATTGGGGTGGCAAGCTATGATTTTGACTTGCAGCCCGAACAGCTGCAATCTGCATTACGCACTCTTGATGCAATGATTGCATCGTGGAATGCAAATGGGGTGAGAATTAGCTATCCATTACCGAGTAGTCCTGAAAATAGCGAGCTTGACACAGAAACCAATGTGCCAGATACGGCGAATGAGGCTATTTATACTAATTTAGCAATACGCCTAGCTAGTAGATTTGGGAAGGTCGTGTCACAAGAATTGAAAGCCACGGCATTGCAGGCGTACAGCTCACTGTTGGCTGGGTATATTGAAGTAGAGCCTCGCAGGTATGGCTATTTCTTGCCTGTTGGGGCGGGGAATAGTGGATATGGCTATAATAGTGCATTTTTCCCTAATCCAGCCGACCAATTCACGGTTGGTAATGATAGTATTTTGAGGTAAATTATGAGTACAATAAACAATTGGAGTACATTAGATACACTTATTGATGGGGACGGTTTTGCCGTCTATTCTATATCTAATGGCGATGATAGAAGATGCCCTGCTAGTGTTGTGGCAACTTACTTGGAAGGTAAAATCACTAGCGTTGATGATAAAGTCACGCAGTACGCAAGCCCCTCCGCAACAGCGTTTACAGTCACGCTGACTGATAGTTCGGTTAGCTTATGGTTGGTGTTAACACCAACAGGGACTTTTGCTACAGGGACGATTAAAATGCCTAGTGTTGCTAATGCAACCGATAAGCAAGAAATTTTAGTTAATTGCACGCAAATTGTGACCGCATTAACACTAGATGCGAACGGCGGAACGGTTACTGGCGCACCAGCTACTTTAGCAGCTAATAGCTTCTTTAAGTTGCGCTTTGATGGCGTTGCCAAAGTTTGGTATAGAGTGGGATAAAATGCAAATTCCTATCATAAGCGGAATGTATGTTGACGGTGCTGGGGATTTTAGAGCCTCGTATCCTGTTAATTATATACCTGTCATTGAGAAGCAGGGTATAAGCAATGGCTTTTCTCGTCCATCGGACGGTATTGTGCTGTTTGGTAGCGTTTCAACTGGCTTTGATAGGGGTGGCATAAATTGGAATGGTATCTGTTATAGAGTGATAGGAACAACGCTATATAGGGTAAATAGCGATGGCACAACAATCTCAATGGGGGCTATATCTGGAACTGGATTGGTGCGCTTTGATTATTCATTTGATAGGCTTGGAATAGCTGCTGACGGGAAGTTGTGGTATTTGACTGGCACAACCTTACAGCAGGTTACTGACACTGACTTAGGTACTGTTGTTGATATGTGCTGGGTTGATGGTTACTTTATGACCACCGATGGCGAATTTCTTATTGTAACTGAACTGAATGACCCTTTTGCAGTCAATCCATTAAAATACGGAAGTTCGGAGGTTGACCCCGACCCTGTAGAGTGTCTATTGAAGTTAAAAGGCGAGATTTACGCCCTTAATCGCTACACAATAGAAGTTTTTGAGAATGTGGGGGGGGATTTATTCCCTTTCCAGCGTATTGATGGTGGCTTGATACAGAAAGGAATTATAGGGACAAGAGCAGCTTGTATATTTAATGATGCTATAGCTTTTGTTGGCGGTGGACGAAATGAGGGTTTGGGTGTTTATCTAGGATTAAATGGGCAAACAACTAAGATTAGCACTCGTGATATAGATATTCTATTAACTTCTTATACTGAAGTTGAGTTATCTAGTATCCTAGTAGAAACTAGGGTTGGCACAGGGTATGAACATCTCCTTATTCATTTACCTGATAGAACTGTTGTATTTGAGGGAATTGCAAGCAAGGCGGTAGGTGAGCCTATTTGGTTTATTCTAACTAGTGCGCTGATTGGATTTGAGCAGTATAGAGCTAGAAACTTGGTCTATTGCTATAACAAATGGTTGGTTGGTGACACTAAGACCAGTAATATTGGTTGCTTGACCAATGCAATTAGCACTCACTATGGTGATGCTATAAGGTGGGAGATTAACGCTGGTATTGTGTACAATGAAGGACGCGGCGCAATTTTTCATCAACTGGAATTAGTGGGATTGACGGGTAATCTGGTAAGTGAAGGGGATGCATATATTGCGACCAGTTATTCTTTAGATGGGCGGTCTTGGAGTATGGAAAAGCCTATAAATGCTGGGAAATACGGTGATAGAACAAAACGATTGATTTGGTTGCAGCAAGGCAATATGCGCAACTGGCGGATACAGCGGTTTAGTGGTGATAGCAATACTCATATCTCTTTTGCGAGATTAGAAGTTGCACTGGAGCCGTTGGCTGTGTAAGTTTTTAATTGAAATATGGTATAAATGTGTTAATATATTGTCGTTGAGTACATTAGCTTCCAACGGCTTCTTAAGGGTTCTAGGAATGACGGAAGAAATAAGTGCACTCAAACAACATCTTGATAACCTTCTTTTGCCTTTAGAAGCGCAATCTTTCTTGCTCCAATTATGGGGCGTTATTCAATTCTTTGACGATGTTGCTGACGGCGATTACTCTGATAGAGAGCAACTTAATCAATCATTGTGGAACTGCCTAATCAGCATTCCGCAAAACCCTTTTTATAGGGTTAATTCCAACACATTAACGCCACTTATAGCTTGCGCTATATTGAAATGGCAAGCCGCTGATACAGTTGAAAGAGAAGGCAGGCACAACGAGCAATCATTTATGTGGAGGGCTTGTTTCTATGATATCGTGTTGATGGTTTTTGCTCTGTGTTTTGACACCGAAACAGCTACTAAAAATTCTCATAGGATTTTAGGTATTTATGGTGAAAGTCTTGAAGATTATATAAGTGAATTTAACGAGGTCAAAAATGCCTAGTCCTAAGGGAGTTATCTCAACCATTCTAGGGGGAGCGCAAGTAGGCTCTAAGGTTATTGGAGCCGAGGGTGCGGCAAAAGCAGCATCAGCACAGCAAGCAGGTGCGAATGCTGGGATTGCCGAGCAACGGCGACAGTTTGACGCAATACAGGAATTGCTCAAGCCATACATTACCGCTGGTCAACCTGCGCTTATTGGGCAGCAGAAACTAGCGGGTATTTACGGAGCTTCACCGCAAAGGGCGCAAGCGCAGGCAATTAAAGGAATAGAGCAGTCGCCTATTTTTCAAGCACTAGCAAAGCAAGGCGAGATGGGTATTGCCCAAAATGCTTCAGCAACAGGTGGATTGCGTGGTGGGAATGCACAAGCGGCATTGGCGCAGTTTAGACCAAGTATGCTTAATAGT